AGCTATAGCCCACTTTGCCATTGTCTTCTGTAAAGGCTGATGTCCTTTCTTATCACAAAACACTAATTCAAAATTAGTTACTTCTTGTACTGACAGGGCTAGGTCAACCGCAGCTCTCAATCGTGGATTCCATTCCTTTATTTGCTTCTTGCCTGTTTTACCCTGGCGAATGAAAATACCTTCTTTTCTTAATTGGCTGCGTTTTAAACTCCATACATCACCTTGCCTAGCCGCACAGCAATAACTAATTTCCATACACGCAGCCAGAAGGGGCCACTTAATGTAAGCCTCTGCCAACCAAAGAAAGTATTCCCAATCTTCAATATAGCGATCACGGGGAGGCTCTTTAAAGTCTTTTACGCCTATAGTCGGGTTCATTTGCACTTTGCCGTTTTCATAGGCCCATGCAAACACAGTGCTTAAAAATGATCTTTCACGATTAGCTTGAGTGGTTACGCCAGCCTCTTTGCGTTTATCCATGTACTGGCGAATGTGATGGGGCTTAATGCGGTGTCGATTCATTTGCCCAAAACCAGATATAAACTTTTCAGCGTATCGGGCATAATCTAATTTAGTGCGTGGTGCTAAGTCTCTGTGGTTTACGCTTGCCATGTACCCACGGATAACTTCAGCAAACGCACCTGTTGGTTCCTCATGCAGCAATCTAGCCGATTGATACTTTGCCAGAATGATTTCTTTAGGCTCAGTTAACTTGCCCAGGCGCACACAGCCACCGCTTTTAGGGCGGTATTCATAGGCACTCTTGCCTACATAACACCGCACAGGTAGCCAATCTAGGCCGTTAATTCGTTTTCTTGGAGCCATTATAAACCCATTGCTGAAAAGTCGGGTTCATCATTATGCGCTATAGCTTGATTGAATCGCAAATGAGTCGGGTTGTTAAAACTGTACCAGGTGACATGAGGTGCGCCATTAGCATCTTTCATAAAAAATATGCCATGTTCAGTTAACACCTGACACTGTTTTAATTGTGATTTATATCCTGTCACCTTTTCAAGATCACTTTCGCTTATTAAATCATTCATTTTCTACAGTCCCAGGTTTCTTGTTTACAGCTAGGTGACGCAAAGCTGCGCCCCCTGTTGTCAGGCTCTGGTATAGCCTTACGCGCCCACTTAACCTTTGCTTCTCGCCTATTAAGCTCGTCTATCAAATCCTGATCGCTAACCATAGTGATCGGCACAGGCACTTGCACTGTAAACGCCTTGTAAGCGCCTTGTAACCGCCTTGTAAAAGGCACTTGCACTTTAGTATTCATTAAGCAGCCTCTTTTACGCCTAATAAGATTCGACTAAGCCATCCCAGCTTATTGACAGTAATAATGCTGTGGCGACCCTCGTAGCTAAAAGACTTAACCTTGAGTACGGGCTTGTCTATTGCAGACCCGATGGTAGGCTTTTTAATGACGCGCCTTTTCTTAATAATAGCTAGCGTATCATTTGCTTGGATTACAACGTCTTTAGCTTGCTTTTTAACCTTAGCGTATTGATCGGCATTGGCTTGCTTTAACGTGTACCTACGCATTGAGCAGGCTTGCTTAGTTCGCTTGAGCTTCTTAGCAATCTTTGCCATGTTCAACTTGGAAGTCATAACCAGGTGAGTGTCTTCTGGAGTCCAAGGTTTGTTTTGATTTTTTTGTTTCATTGTTACTGCCTCTAATTAAAACGGGATTGAATCATCAAAATTATCAGTCGGGCCTTTGTCCCACTCAGCCATAGAATTTGCTTTAGCCTGTGCCATTTGAGGCGATTGCTGCGGTGGCTGCGCGTGAGGTTGGGTTTCTTTAATTGTTACAGCTAGGCTCAATGCTGGGCCTTTTGGATTGGCATCCGCTTTACGTTTCCACCCTGATAAAAAATAGTCCTTACCATCGACTAAAATAGAACCCGTGAAATCAGGCTGTGTGTCTTTCGTTTTGGCGTTAGCCCATATTGCACCGCGATTGTTATTATCGTACTGACTCATTTTCATTCTCCAGTTATTTTAAAAAGTTAAGTCCATATGACCTTCATTTACTACATCTAAAAATTTCAATAGCTTTGCTCTGCACTCGTCAATGTCATCAAAGTCGTCCCTGGTGACTGTCTTAACGAATAATGGTCGCTCGTAATTTCTGTCATCGAAACTGGCAAAGACCCAATACTTAACATCGTCTGACATGATGAATGGGGCTTTAACCTGGTGCAGATATTCCTTGGGTATCTCATTCTTCATAAGATACTCAACGTGCTTTTTACTGTTTGGGCACTTGGTTTCGATGCCGCCAACTATCACGCCATCTTCTTCTACAATGCCATCTGGTGAGATTGAGAAGCGTGGGTATGCGTCATTAAGAAGCAAGCCTGTCTCAGTAAACTGGATGCCTGTCTCATCTTGTGTGGCCCGTATAGCGAATGGCTCAAGCTCATTACCTCTGTCGATTGCAGGGGTGCTTAGATCGCTCATTTGAACCTCTGTCATGCGGTCTGCAATCAACGAGTACATCAATGTCTTTTGGACTGCTGGGGTTCCCAGTGCGCTACTGAGGCTAGTGCCAGTAACATTCCCAGCCCTAGCTTTTAACCATTCAAATGACTTTTGTTCAATATCCAATTTATACATTGGTTTCCCCAATCTGGTTTTTCATGGTGTCTTTGTATTCAGTTAAGCGAACCTTGATGTGTTTAGGTATTTCAGTAAAAACTTTTTTTAATTCATCTATCGTTGTGCATTGGCTTAATTTGTTTCCATGAAGCTCTAGCAAAGATTTATCTTCTTTAGTTTCTGGAATGGTAGCTCTTACGCGAAGTGCCATACCTTCTTTACCAAATGCTTTAATTAAAGTTGCGTAAATCTGAATAGATTGTCCTTTCCAATCGTAATAATTAACTCCATAAAGTGAAGCGATGGTTTTGACATTTGTAATGTTCATTACCATTGGAGGCGCGTCTTCAAAAGTAATAACAGGTACTTCTTTTTGTTGACCGCTATCATCTCTAATATTTTGCGTTTCAACGTGGGCAATCTTGGCGACTAGCTCTTCACCTTCATTTAAGTTATGAGAACCAAGCAACATAGTCTTATTTGGAAATAGGTTTTTCCAATGCGTTGTCTGGCTAGGCTCATAAACAATGCTAGGGTTAATTTGCGCTACATTATTCATAGTTCTACTCCTGCTAAAATTATTACAATTACAAACAACCAGGCTTGGACTGAGGCACTCATGCGGTCATACCTACTGTCCACCAGACTGTTACAATTGCCCAAATAAGAACCCCTAGCGAATTAATGATTAGCGTGTAACGTGAAATATTCATTACGCACCTCGCAAGTTTAAAAATTCTAAGTTGGGCTTTGTGAATGGGGCTGGCTTTTCGTTTTGAAGGTATTCAAAAAAGTCATAAACCCAAACTTTAAAATTGGAGTCTTGGGCTAGGTGTGTGGCTGTCTCACCTTTGTGATTGTTAAACAAGGCTGCGGCAAATATGCTTGCTGCAAGTTCAGATGCGTCTAAATGCTCTGTAATTTGATCAAGCAGAATATCAAAGGCTGAGTAAGTCGTTGGCTCATGGTTCCAGCTAGCTTGAAAAATAACTTCATGCTCAATCATTAGTTCTTTATAAATGTCAGCTAGCGGTGAGCACTCATCAAACAAACCCTCAACAGGTGGGGTATAGTCGTCTGTGTATGCGTTAACCTGGCTTGTTACATGACAGTGGTTGATTGAATTCATTTGCTGCTCCAGTTCTTAATTGGTATGACTCATAATAAGTTAAGTTAACAAGGATTGCAAGTTTATTTGTTATGTATTGATAAGTGTCATGGCGAGGGTAAAATTTAAGCCAAAAAAAATCCCCATAAAGGAGATCGGTTGATATTGATGTAAAGTTTATTTAGTTGGGGCCATTCGGCTCAGAGTCCTCTTCAAATTTACCGAGCATAAGATTGCTTTTGCGCAATCCATATAAGCCGCCTGTCGCAACCTGATGCTTAGGTTGAAGATGGCTGTGCGCGTCTACAAAGGGCAACCACCATGACCAAACTGTATTCTCAGTCATCCAGTGAAGTTTCTTGCAGCGCATTTTAGCGTAGTTAAAGTTAGTGTTCATAATAATTATTCGGCTACAAATGAGCCAATCACTACTCCTATTATTTTAGAACCATCTGTAAATGCTTCTATTGCGTACTGTGGGTTGATTGGCTTGAGCAGCTTCTTACCCCCATCTTCAATGTACTCTTTAAAAGTTGCTTCCTCAGAATCCTCAAGTTTAGCCATAACGCGAGAACCACTAACTAATGGCGCGTCTGGGTCAATAAATATAATGATTCCTGCTGGATAACTTTTATTGTTGGGGTAGGGCGATGTCATCGAATCCCCGTTGACAGTCGTAGCAAAAGTATTTTCACCACATTGAACTGGGCAGTACAACCAATCCACTGTCTCCTTGTCTAGCTTCATATAATCTCCTTGATAATATGCGTTAACTTCATTCCACCTGATTAATGGTATTCGGCTGTGAATAGGTGCAATTGAAACCTCACCGCCAAATGTTGCTCCATGCAATATGTAGTCAGGTGCGCAATCTAACGCCCTGGATAGTGCTGATAAGTGCTTGTTCTTTGGCTCTACTTCCGCATTTTCCCAATACGTTATCGAGGTTGCAGATACTCCCACCAACTCGCCTAATGCTCGCTGGGTTAAGTTTTTTTCCATTCTACGAGATTTAATTCGCTGTCCAGAAGTTGTCATTGCTGTAGATCCTATGTTCTTTTTAAAGTTGTCTAACACTTAAATAGTGTTAAGTAATCTTATCGGGTATTGACCTAAGTTGCGTTGGTGTGAGACTATAAGTCAACTTAACAAGGAGGCAGCGATGTTGAAGGAAAATTGCATTAATCATTTTGGCACTCAAGCAGCCTTGGCGAAGATGTTAAAAATCTCTTCTCCAGCGATTTCGGTTTGGGGTTCAGTGATACCTGAGAAGCAGGCGTTTCGCTTGCAGATGATAACTGGTGGCGTTTTAACGTATGACCAGGCGCACTATCAAACAAGTCAAGCTGCTGAGTCAGAGGGGGCTGCATGACCGATAAATTAGGCAACAATGTTGGATCAACATTTGATGATGATTTGTATGCGTTTGTAAAAGCCGCTGCTGCTTTAAGTAATACAGATGTATCTGGGTACATTAGAGCCGCCATGATTGATCTCCGAGACAAACAAAAGAATGAAACGAAAGTATGGCAAAACGTCTTTGAACGCCAGATTTAGATCATTTATAAGATTAATCGGATTAATGAGGGCATAACAAATGCACTACTACAGCCATAACATTGGAGACTTCAACAACTCCACACGACATTTAACACGTGTTGAACGCTCGTTGTACAGAGACTTAATAGAACTGTACTACGACAGTGAACAGCCGTTGCAATCTGTTGATAGGGCCAAGTTAGCTCGTAAGGTTTTAGCTCAAACCGATGAAGAATACACCGCATTAAACTATGTATTAGAAGAATTCTTCTTTGATGATGGTGATAAATACAGCCACCCACGCTGTGATGAAGAAATAGCTAAGTACCACGCCAATACTAGTGCTAAAGCTAAAGCAGGCATCGCTTCTGCAAAGGCAAGACAAGCAAAGAAGCAACAGAAATCAACAGGTGTTGAACAGACGTTGAACATCAGTGCAACTAAACAAGAACCAATAACCAATAAACAAGAAACAATAACTAAACAGAAATCACAGCCTGCGGCTGCTCAGATTCCAGAATGGTTAGATCCCCAGTTATTAAATGATTTTGTTGATTCTCGTAAAGCCAATAAAAAGCCAATGACTCCTAAAGCTATTTCTTTGTTGATTAACAAAATCAGTAAGGAGCGTGACAACGGGCATTGCCCAAAGCAGATGTTAGAAGATGCAATTATTGGTGGTTGGCAATCAGTACACCCCAAGGATAAGCCTGCTAATGACATTGTCGTTAATCACAATGGTTTCAATGCAAAGCAATTAAAGAATCAAAGCGTCACAGCCGCAGTGCTGGATGTGAATAACACTGATTGGTAAAGGAATACACATGATCTCAGGCAGTGAAAGCGTAAAGACAAAGGTTTTAGAAAACGCAGTGTTTAGTTCAATCCTAGCTGGCAGCAGGCGAGTAAGCGAAAAAAACAGGCAGATCGCTATTAACAACGAAGTTAAATTGCTCCAGCACCACCGAGAACTAGGCCATCAAACCCCATTTGAAAACGAGCGTAGCTTGGAAACTGAGCGACTATTAAAACGTGAACACAGGCGATGGAACCTAACGAAAGGCTATTTTGCAATCTCTGAGGGCATTGAATTTTGAAAGATTATCTAGCTGAACCAAAGCCAGTAAGCCCATACAAAGAATTAATTTCTGACTACCAGGGGCCAATTACAAAAGCCGATTGGGGTGAGTCTGGTGGCTTGTGTCACATTTTTAAATCACAGCTAAACCCTACAGCCCGTAAAAAATATAACAAAAGGAAAGTCGCATGATTCATGACAATAGCAGTGCAGCTTACGCAACGATTCAAGACATGACGTTAACTCATCAGCTTGCGTTGCTAAAAATCGTAAAAGAAAACCCAGAATCGACAGCGCGTGAAATCGAATTGTTGAGCAATGGTATACCAGCACCTTGGAAGCGATTACCAGAGTTAAGGTTCAAAGGCTTTGTCAGCAACCCCTATACACGCCCATGTAAAGTCACGGGTAGAAAATCAATGGTGTGGGTAGAGTTATGAAAGTCTTAGTGGCTTGCGAATACTCTGGTCGAGTCCGTGATGCGTTTATTAGGGCAGGGCATGATGCAATCTCTTGTGATCTATTGCCTAGTGATTCTGATTTCGGGCCTCATTACGAGGGTGATGTGTTTGACCTGGACCTAGTTAGTTTTGATTTAATGGTTGCCCACCCACCTTGCACCTACTTGACCAACTCAGGGGTATGTCACTTGCACACAAACCCTGATCGCTGGTCGCAGCTAGACGATGGTGCAGCGTTTTTTAAACGACTACTGGAATCCCCAGTGCCACGCATAGCCATTGAAAATCCGATCATGCACAAGTATGCCAGAGATAGAATTGGTGGTGAAAAGTATAGCCAGATTATACAGCCTTGGATGTTCGGTCACATGGAGCAAAAAGCGACTTGTCTATGGCTTAAAGGCTTACCCAAGCTAACACCAACTAATGTGGTTAAGGATGAAATGATGCTTTTGCCTAAGAACGAAAGGGAGCGTCTTCACTACCTACCACCAAGCCCAGATCGCTGGAAACTAAGGTCAACGACTTATCAAGGTATCGCTGATGCAATGGCTGCTCAATGGGTAGGTGAATTATTGGAGGCGGTCGCATGACTCTTGATTACGATCAGTGTGTTGATGTCATCAAAAAGTATAACGCTCATGTTCCAGCCTGGTCTATTGCTGCAACGATGGGTATTACACGACACGACATTAGGGCTATCCGTTATTGCAAAAAGAATCATCTTCCACTAACCGACTACAAATTTGCGATAAGTGATCCTGAGTATAAGTTCGGGCCTTTGAGTGAACGCCCATGTGCGTGGGATCTGCGACTGAGTATGAAGTTGGCTAGGTTGCCAATGTCTAAGTGGGCCGAAGCACTATGAGCGAAGTGATATTCAGCGTTGATAACAAAAACGTGTCGGGGATGATTGCGCAGATTGTCCAGATGATAAACAAAGGGCTATTCATTGGCCCAGTGGAAGTTGTTCTAAGACGGGCAGCTAGATCATTAAGTCAAAACAAAAAGCTTTGGCCCATGTTAAACGATGTGCAAAAACAGGTTGATTGGTATGGCGATAATCTCGACACCGATGATTGGAAAGTCATGTTCATGGCTAGCCTACATAAGCAGCGTTCTGTTCCAGGCATTGATGGTGGCTTTGTTGGTCTCTCTAAGCGAAGTAGTCGGCTGAACAAAGAAGAGTTCTCACAACTGATTGAGGTCATCTACGCTTTTGGATCTGAGCGCAATGTTGCTTGGGCAGAGCCATCATTACAAACCTATGACAAGTACAAGGAAGCCGCGTAATGGCAGCAATCAAACGCACACCAGCAGACAAGGCATTTAGCGACTGTGTTAGATCAGCCGCAGAGTGGACTTGTGAGAGATGCCACACCTATTACGAAGAGGGTAGGCGTATGGGCCTGCACTGCTCTCACTATCATGGTCGTGGCAAGTGGGGTATTCGATTCTGTGTCGAAAATGCCGAGGCTCTTTGCTATGGATGCCACCAATACTTGGGTGCTAACCCTAACCTCCACTCTGATCACAAATTAGAAATGTTAGGTGAGGGTGCTATCGACTTGCTTAGAGAAAAATCTAACGACACATCTCTGGGTAGGGCTGCAAAACGCGAAGTAAAAGACATAGCCAAACACTACAGGCAAGAATTTAAACGCATCTACGATCTCCGTAACGAAGGTGTTACTGGGAAAATAACTATTGAGAGTTGGAGTTGAGATGGCAGCAGCAAAAAGTACCGCAGTTAAAATTAAGGTTAAGCATTCAGGTAGGTATCCACTACCAGCTTATGCAACTGATGGGTCAGCAGCTATGGATCTTCACGCTGAGATAAGCCGAAGCCAGCACATCATCCAAGGGGAGTCAGAGCTAATACCAACGGGTCTATGGCTATCCATCCCCAAGGGTTATTGCGCTAAGATTTTTAGTCGCTCTGGCCTAGCTAACAAGAAAGGGTTAGGCGTGTCTTCTGGGGTAGGTGTCGTTGATTCTGATTACCGAGGTCAGGTGTATGTGTCGCTAATGAACTTCTCTGATGTGACCCGATACATTGAGCCAGGTGATCGCATTGCTCAGATTATGGTGGAGAAGATAGAAACCATTGCCTGGCAACCAGTGGATGAGTTAGACGAGACTGATCGCGGTATAGGGGGATTTGGATCTAGTGGCGACAAGACGACCTCGTAACTTTCTACGCGACAGGTACAACTGCTCGCAAGAAGAGATTATGACCCTGTTTTCATTGAGGGGTTACACACTCCGCGAAACTGCCACGGCTTTGGATGTTAAGTATTCATCACTAAAGACTCAGGCATGGGAGCTAGGCATTACGTTTAACAACGGCAAGGACGCAATTGATCGATCACACAGAGTGACTTATCAAGGCGTGGATTACACCACCAAAGAGCTATCAGATATGAGTGGCATACCGAGAAAGACGCTAATGGATCGCCTACGTTACGGCTGGACAGCAGAACAAGCCATGACCACACCAGTAAGGATGGGTAACTGGACGCATCGTGAGGGGACTGACAGAGAGCCTACGGGGACTGACATAACAAGCATTTGGTTGAGGAAGAAGTGGAAACTATGACTATTGAAAACGTGTACGGGCAAGACGTAGTGAATCAGGGGGCGTTGTATCTAACACTCTTGGCGAAAGCAGTTATTAAC